ATGTACTCGATGGCCGGGAACACCTCGCCGCCAACGAACTGCGTCGGCAGCGGCGCGAACGCCGCACCCGGCGGCCCCTTAGTCCGCACGATCTGCCCGACGCGCCGCGTCAGCCACTCGTTGTAGTCGATCACCTGGTCGTCATGGACGGCGAGGGCCGGCGCGCTTTGCAGGTAGACGTTGTCGAGGAAGTTGCGCCACAGCGTCGACTTCACGCGCTGCAGATCCATCACCTGATCCGCCATCGACAGCCCCACCGCCTTGTGCGGCATGAGCGTCGGCGTGCAGCAGGCGAACGGGTTTTCGTCGATCTCGTCGTTGGCAAAAACCTGGTTGCCGGCCCAGCACACCTTGCGCATCTCGGCGATGCCGTCGCCGTCGCAGTCCACGCGCAGGTAGCTCTCGGTGAGCCACACCACGCGCATGGACGGGTCCATGACGCCGGTTTCCTCGGGCTCGAGCCCGCCCTGGTCCTCGAACCGCACCGTCTTTTCGGCGTCGAGCGCGAAGATGTCGTCGCTCGGGATCTTGTCGATCTGCGACTGCTTGTAGCCCATCGCGCGCAGTTCGCTGAGTGTCACCTTCTTGCGATGGTGCGTGTAGTCGGCGTCCTCGACGCTCGCCGCGCGCCGCGACATGCCGAACTCTTCGTTGGGCACGTTCTCGATGCAGATGCGGCCGGTTTTGTTCGTGCGCTTCACCGTGATGTCGACGAGCTTGGGCGGCGTCGGGATCGGCGGCAGAGGCATCGGCAGTTCTGGCATCGGCGGTGCGCCGGGGCCTGGTGACGTGCCCAAGGCCATGCCTGGCGGCATACCCGGCGGCACGCCCGGGGGCAGCCCCGGCCCCGCCAGGGGCGCGCCAGGCGAAAATGGCGGCGGCCCCGGTATCGGCACCATGCCGCCATAAGCTATCGGCCCCGGCGGCAGTACCGGCGGCCCTTGCGCGATCAGCTTTGCATCATCCTCGTCCTCATCCTCGTAGGGCTCGCTTTCCTCGAGCACCTCGATGTCGGGATCGGCGCGCAGCTCGGCCGCCTGCGCTTCCGTCAGCCCGCGGTATTCCTCGCGCGTCGTTTTCTCGCTCGCATCCCACCAGATCTTGACGATGCCCAGCTTTTGCAGCAGCGCATCCTTGAACCACCAATAAAAGATCCTGAAACCCGCGTTCTGTCTGTTCCAGACATAGTTCGCGTAGTCCGTCGCCTGCTCGGCCGCCTGCTCGTCTTCCGGCCCCGTCGGCTCGAACATCACCACCTGGTCGCCGCTCGCAAAGATCCGCATCAGGCTTGGCAGCGTCGCGTCGATGCTCTCGGCCACGTCGCGCGATACGACCTGTGACCTGCCCTCTTGCTCGTCGCCGAACTTGTCGCCGCGGTAGTAGCGCAGCGCCGTCTGCCGCTCGCTCGCCAACGTCGTGCCCATGCCCTCGGCGTCGCGCGCGCGCGCCTCGACGATCGTCAGCAGCGTGGCATCCGACATCTTCGCCATGTTCACTCGACCTCGGCCAGCCAGTACTTGACGCGCCCTGCCGCCGGGAACGGCCCGAACCAGTCATCGATCGACTGGCACGCCACGAGCTCGAGGCTCGGGCGCTGCCAGATCGGATCATCGTCGGCCAGCCGCTTGCGCACCGCTTCCGCCTCGCCCATCGCCACCGCGTGCAACCACTGCCGCCCGAGCTTGACGCGATAGTGCGCGAAGGTGTCGGCCGGCCAGTCAGTCATGCGGCGTCCTTCGGCGGCTCGTCGCGCGCATCGAGATAGCCGCGCGCATAGGCCACCATCTCGCGGAACGACCGCACCAGCTGCTCGGGGGGCGTCGCATGATGGTAGCCATAGCGCGCACAGTTGACGGCGCCGCGCGCATCGCTCTCAGCGCGCTTGTGGCGCTCAATGCGCGCAGGATCATCGCACCATGCGTCACCGCTCATGGCGCCGGCACCTTGCGCGGGCGGCTTCGCTGCTGGGCCTTACGCCACGCCGCGGCCATGGCCTCGTCACGCATTTCCTTTATGTCGGCGATGATGTAATCGCGTGCCATAGCGGCGGACATGAGCGTCTCATTAGCTAGGTCTGGAAAAATCCCGCCGCCTATAAGCTGACTAGGTGGATGCCGCTGGGCCTTGCCGGTAGGCATGGTCATTGCGGCACCTTGCGCGGGCGGCCCGGCCCGCGCTTCATGCCCATCATCGCGAGCTCGCGGTTGCTCGGCCCCGGCTCGCTGTCCTCGTCGTCGGGCGCGGGCGTCTCGCTGTCGCCCTCGAGCACCGCGCCGCCCACCGGCCCGAAGCCGCCCGCGGGCGCCACGCCTACCACCTGGCCCAGAGGCCGCAGCGCCAGCGCCGCTTCCGCCGCATCGTCGCCGCCCGCCGCATCCACGGTAACGATCTCAATCTGCTCGCGCTTGCGCACGCGGTCGTAGGTGCGGACTTTCACGTCATGCAGCATGGCGGCCTCAAATGCGCAATATAATTAGCGTTGACTGCGGACCATTGGCCCGGTACATTCCCCGTCATCAAGACCGCAGCAAGGGCACAGGAGGCCCGGCAAGAATGTACGCAGTCCATAGCCACACCGGAAAGACCACCACTTCCGCCGAGATCATCGCGAAGCTCGACCGCTCGAGCCGCCTGCATCTCGCCCACATCCGCGCAATCGAGAACCTCGAGCGCAACGGCTCGCGCTACAGCAACCAGGATTTTGACGTGCTCGCCGCCGCGCACGCCGTCGCCCTGACCGGCCGCCGCGAGATCCACACCTGGGAACAGGGCTGGGTCACCGCGATGGTGGGGGCGTAAGCCCCCGCTCCGCACGCGCAATTCATGGAGACTGACATGAGCACCGAACCTGAAACCGTCACACTCGCGTTCCTGGCGCGCCAACTCCGCCGCCTCATGGACGACGTTGCCGACATGCGCGACCAGATGACCGTTCAAACAGCAATCCTGCTTCGCCTGGAAACCGGTCAACGCAGCCTCGAAAGCCGGCTCGACCGGCTCACGAACCGCGTGCGCGCAAGCGAGGAGGGTTAGCCATGACCCCCGCCGATCTCCGCGCTGCCCTCGCCCGCCTCGGGCTCTCGCAGTCCGAGGCGGCGCGCTATTGCGGCGTCGACCCTCGCACCATGCGCCGCTGGCTCGCAGGTGACCGGCGCATCCCCGGCCCGGTGGTCGAGCTGGTGAAGGTCTGGCTGTCGCAGCAGCGCGCATCGGCCTAGCCCCGCCGCCTCATCGCCTGCGCGCGTTATCGCGATCCGCCGTAGCTTCCGCCTTTGCCGCAGCCCGCGCCTCGGCCCGCGTCGGCTCGTGCAACTCCGGCTCGCTCGCCACGCCGCTCGCGCGGTTCGACGCAGCCTGGAACGTGGTGCCGGTGCCCGATGTACCGCTCGGCTCCGTCGGCGGCTCGGGCGCCACATAGCCGATCTCGATCGGCACGATGCGCAGCAGCGTTGAGCCCTCGGGCGCCGCGGCTTGCGCCTGCGCCAGCGCGTCCGCCTCGTCCGCCGCGATCACCTCGACATCCGTGCCGTCCTGATCCGGATGCCGCACCTCAATGCGATAGCGGTTCACTGGGTCGACCATCACGTCACCGTCCTTTCGTTGCCGAGCATGGTCCCCGATCCGGGACTTTGCATCGCCATGCGCTCGCGGCTGAGAATGCGCGCGGTCATGAGCACCGGCGGATCGCCAGGATCGCCAGGCTCGAGCACGTCGTTCTCGCACGGGTAGACGCGCTCGAGGTACGTGTCGGCGGGACACTCGGCGAGCGCCATCGTCGCGGCCTCGGTGGGATCGTCGGCCACGACCTCGAGGTCGACGCCGTAGATCTCCGGGTGATGAACACGCACCAGATACCTGTTGCACATCACACGATCCCCTTGTTGCTGTAGACGAGCTTCCTCACCGTGCGATCCTTCGGCTGCCCCATCGCCAAGTAGCGCAGGCTGTCTGCCGGATGGCTCGCCCAGTCGTGCAGCGGCTGATCGCGAAACACCTTGTTTTTTTCGTCGTATTCGCGCCGGTACTGCTTGAGCGCCGCAACGCCGCGCGCGCACTTGTCCGCATCGATCCAGCACCGCGGCAGCATGTTGCGCACCGCGTTGATTCCATCCGCCTTGCGATCGGCCGGGATCACGCGCGTGTTGTGCAGACCGAGCGAGCGCAGCGTCTGAATGCGCGTCTGGCCCGACGTGATGTCGCGCGCTTCAGCATCGTGCGGCAGGATGTGCTCGCCGTAGGTATAGGGGCGGCTGCGCAGCTCGTTGACGTACCACGACAGCCCCACGCCGTCGTTCACCACGTAGTCGATCAGCCGCACCTCGTTGTTCACGAACTGCGCGAACCAGATGACGGTCGAGTCGCCGATACCGAGATCCCATGATGTATGTACACTAAGCGCCGGGTCCCACGGCACGCGCGTGATGCGCTTCTCGCGCTCGAGCCAGTTCATCTCACGAACGTAGTAAGAGCCAAGAATAGCCGCGGTGAATGAACAGTAGTATTCCTGCTGGAAAAGCTGCTCGCCCTGGTCCTCGCCGAAGTCCTTGACGAGCTCGCGGCGCTCGCGCGCCAGCGTCACCTCGTCGAAGACGTGCGTGTCGTCCACGGTCAGCACTTCGGCAAACCAATCCGGCTCGCTTTGCGCCGTCTCCAATATCGTCTTGCCGTGGTTCTCGCCGCGCGGCGTGAAGCCGAACACCGCCCAGCCGCCGTTCTCAGCGAGGATGGGCCGCAGGAACGCCCATGCCCTCGGGTCCGCCAACGGCCACTCGCTGAACACGATCCCGACCGGCGGCGAGCCGACGAGGGCGTTGTAGTTGTCGCTGCCCACGACATTCCACATAGAGCCGTTGCGGAACCTAATGGCCATCTCGTTCTCGCGCGTGACCTCGCGCAACTTGAGCGGAAATGCGCTGTCAATGCGCCGGCTGCCAGTATGGGGATCTACTGCATCCCACAGGGCGCGGCGCGCTTGATTTGCCTGTGGCAGCATGTGCCAGTAGTTACCAATGCGCCGATGCGCCGCTATCGCTGTTCTGTGCAGACATACATCATCTTTGCCTCAACCCGCGCGCCGATGCCAACAGGCAACAGCGCGCTTTCCTCCTTTCTCCAAGTAGTTCCACAGCCGCCGCTGATAGGGCCGTGGTCGCCAGCCGTTCGGAAGTTGAACGGTGATGTCGGGCATCAGGCCGCCCGCTTGTTGCGCTGCTGCTCGGCCCACGTCGCCCAGCGGCAATTGCTCGGCTCGTAGTTTCCGGCCGGATCGTTGCGCTCGAGCGTCAAGCCATCCGGCCTCGGCCCCATGTCCGCGATGAAGTTCTCAAACTTGGCCCAGCGCTCGCAGACCTGAACGCCGAGCGCGCCGTAATGCTTGTAGTCCTTGTTGCGCGGGTTGCGGCAGCGGTCATGCATCGTCTTCCACACCGCATAGACCGGCGTGCGCGACATGCCATGCGAGCGGTTGCTGCCGGCAAAGCGGGCGAGATGCTTCTTGGCGTTCTCCGACAGGATCGAGTTGAGATAGCAGCCGCACGAGACGATCTTTCCGTAGCGAACATGCGCGCCATCGATCTCTTTCTCGGCACCGCAGTCGCACCGAAACCGCCATAGCGTGCGCTTGTTCGCATCGCGGCCAACAACGGCCAATGCCGTTAAACGTCCGTAGCGTTGGCCTGTGATGTCAATGAACAGGCCCATCGCTACTCTTCCGGCTCTGAGAATTGCAGGAGTTGCACGACGATGTTGCCGCCGCCTTCGCCCGTGTGCTGAACGTTGGCGAGCTTGGCGTGCAGATACGGCGCGGCGCTGATGGCCATATGATCGCGGCGTGAGATATCGGCAGTCACGTCGCACATGACACGGAGCATGTATTCAAGCGGCGTTTCAGTGCCGCCCTTGAGCGCACGCTGACGCAGCTCGTTGTCAATCTTCGCGGCCGATCCTGGCTTGCGGCCAGCACCTGGCCTAGCTCCGCCCGTTCCGGCCACGGAATGAAACCAAATCAACCATGTGGGCTAGATCGCGCCGCCGCTGGCAATGCGGGCGCCGAGGCGCTTGCGCATGCCATCGCGCTGCGGGATGCGCTTGGGGCTGCCGGCCTGCTGTGCCGCCTGGGCGGCTGTGAGCGTGCGCGCCTGCGTCTGGGGTGGTTCCCCATGGGCTTCGGGCTTGGAGCGCTGTACGGGCTTCCCAGTCGGCTTAGCGGGCATCCTGGCGCGGGACTGGACATCGCGAGCGATGGCGACGGCCTGCTCGGCGGGCATGCCTTCGCCGACGAGGCGACGGATGTTCTTGGCGACGGCGCGCTTGGACCTGGATTTGACGAGCGGCATAGATGGGCATCCTAGCGCCGTCTGGGTGGCTTTGGGTGGGCGGTGTTTGTAGGTATTGCCACAACGACCTCGGCGCCGAGGGCGCGCGCCCAGCGTTCGAGCTTGGCGGTGGCGCGTCCGTGTCCGTGCTCGAGTTGGCAGAGCCACCACAGCGAGACGCCGAGCTCATGGGCGACGACCTTGAGGGGGAGGCCGCGCTCGAGACGTAGGGCGCGAAGCTGGGCGATGAGTCCGGTGTCGGGCGGCAGCGCCGGCCAGTCGGGGGGTCGGGGGGGTGTCATGGGAAGTGCGTCCATTTCGAGAGCCGTCCGCCTTACCATGATACCCTGCCTAACCTATCAGGTTGGGCGTGGTTGGACAGGTAGGTTGGACACCCGATTTTTTCTTGCCTATCAACCACTTCCTAACCCCTGTCCAACCCCGTCCAACCTTAAAGAAAAAAAGAAAAGGTATAAGAACGTCGCCTCCTATAGGAGTTTTGGAAATCGTGTTTTTGGTAGGACAGGTTGGGCATTGGACACCCTCACGGCCGCGTGAACTGCCATTCGCGGTAGCCGTCCACGGCGACGCGTTTCTTATCAAATCCCAATCTTTTCATAGCGATACCTATACGTGTTTGAGCCGCCCGAGTGATCATCCCGTGTGGTATTTGCAGAGCGTCGACGGCGATATTGGTCGTGGTGGTGTTGGCCAGGGGTTGGACACGGGGCTCCCAGTGGACTTTGCCGAGCCGGTCGACGGTTGGGATCTCAACCAGATACCGCGCGATGATGGCTTCCCATTCGTCGTGCTCGAGGCGCAAGTCCTGCTCGGCGGCCATCAGGGTTCGCTGCTCGGCGTTCTCGATCCACCACGGATCGCCGCGCTGGTAGCAGATGACGGCCTCGGCGAAGAGTTGGGCGCGATCGTTGCGCAATCCGTCGGTGTCGATGGTACCGACTTTGACCGGCCAGAAGCGGCGGTTGCCGGTGATATCGGTCAGGTATCCGTTTTCGCCGGGGTTGATGTTGCCGATCAGGACCGCCGAGCGCTGCACGGTGACCGGATATTTGGCGTACTTTGGGACGTAGGTATCCTCAGTCCTGGTGAGGAACGACTTCACCACCTCGAGATCGCTCTTACGCATGGCGGCGAGCTCGCCGACCTCGACAAACCATTTTGTGCATGCGACTTGCATGCTGTCGCGGCTGGAAAAGTCCGTGAGGTTCTCAGCCGTCCATTCCGCACCCAGAACTTTGACGGCGGTACTTTTCCCGGTGCCCTGGTCGCCCTCGAAAACCATCATGTAGTCCATGCGGCAGCCGGGCCGGAGGCCACGCGCGACTGCGCCGATCAGGAACTTGCTGCCGATCATGCTGGCCGCCACGCTTTCTTCCGCGCCGCAATATCGGCTCAACCAGGACCCTATCCGCTCGATGCCGTCCCACACCAAGCCGCGTAGCCAGTCGCCGAGCATGTCGACCGGCACCAGGCTCGCCGCATAGCCCACTGCCTTGTCGACATCGGCATAGCGCACCGGGATATGCTGAAGCTGTATCCATCGAGTGGCGGCGGTGGTGTGGGCGTCCGACCATGGCCCCGCCGGCCCGGCGGCGGTGTCCTCGCGTGTGACGATGGCGCGCGAGCGGACATC